TCCGCAACAAAGATGTGGCGAGCTACTATCCCCACCTCATGACACTGTGCGGCTACACCTCCCGCAATATTCCTTCGGCGCAGGTCTTTGAAGATGTGCTGGAAACCAGAATGAATGCCAAAGCAAGCGGTGATAAAGCCACTGCCAATGCGCTCAAGCTGGTTGTGAACACAACCTATGGCGCACTACTGAACAAGTACAACGACCTGTTTGACCCTCTGATGGGACGCTCTGTGTGTATCACCGGGCAGTTGTTCCTGCTGGAATTGGCTGAACACCTCTACGCCGACATTCCGGGGCTGAAAATAGTTCAGCTCAATACAGACGGTATCATGGTCGAGTGCGACCGGACAGACCTTAGAAAGCTGGACGAAATCTGTGACGAATGGCAACAGCGGACAGGATTTGAGCTGGAAGAAGATTCCGTTGTGAAGATTGCGCAGAAAGATGTAAACAACTACATCGAAGTTCAGCCAAGCGGAGAGGTCAAGGAAAAAGGCGGCTATCTTGTCAAAGGTATCTCCAATGTGGGCGCATGGAAAATCAACAATTCCTGCTGTATCGTGGCAACCGCCCTCCGGGAGTATTTTGTCAACGGTACACCAGTGGAGGACACCATCAACTGCTGTGACGATATTTTCCAGTTCCAGATTATTGCAAAAGCTGGTGTGAAGTATCGTGAAGCATATCACCTTGTCGATGGCGAGCAAGTCCCGGTACAGAAGGTGAACCGGGTCTATGCTACGGCTGACGAGCGTTACGGGAAGCTGTTCAAGATTAAGGCTGAGAACGATTCAACGGCGAAGATCGAAATGCTTCCTGACCGCTGTATCATCGACAACGACAATCACCTGACTATAGCCGATGTGGACAAGACCTTTTACATCGAAATGGCAAAGAAACGGGTCAATGACTTTTTAGGCATAAAACCCGAAAAGAAAAAAGGAGGACGCAAAAAGATGGCTACTACAGCTAAGAAAACCGAAACCGTTGCAATGAATGTATATCAGAAATTGCTCACCGCAAGAGCGAAGTTCCTCGAAGCGGATGTGCAGAAGACAGGCAAAAATATGCACCTGTCCTTCAAGTACTTTGAACTGGACGATATTGTCCCCACTGCGACCCGAATTTTTGGCGAGGTCGGCCTGATTCCTATCGTAAACTTCACCTCTGACATTGCCACCATGACAATCGTGAACACCGACAATCCTTGGGAGGAAAGCATTAGGTTTGGAGCTCCCTTCAACCAGATCGCTCCCATCGTGAGCAACACCGGGAAACAGGCTACCAACGAAATGCAAGCCCTTGGCTCGTCTATCACCTATATGCGCCGTTACCTGTATATGATTGCTCTTGACATCTGTGAGAGCGACAGTTTTGACGCAAATGTGGGCAAGCCTGTGTCTGCTCCCACCGCTGATACTGCTCCGAAAGCCCCCGCCACTCCCCAACAGAGACAGGAAGTGAAAGCGGAACTGACCGCCCCGGCAGACAACGCCACTGCCTTGCAGATTAAGGGTCTCAAGAGCGTCTTGAAGAAGCTCAAGGACGCTGATCCCACCAAGGAGGAAATGATCGCTCAGATTGCGGTGCAGACCAAGGGCTTTACGGAAATCAGCAAATCTGATTGCGAGACCCTTATCACCAAAATCACCACCATGCTGGAAGGGAGTAACGAATGATGAAATGGCTTGACTCTAACCAGATTCAGATTACACCGCCGAAGCGTACCAAGAAAGTGACCGGCACACGCTTCGCCACCATTCTCGGTCTGAACCCTTGGTCTACCCCTTTTGAAATGTGGTGCGCTATTACCAAGACCTATGAGAAGCCCTTCGAGGACACCATCTATACCGCCGCTGGTAAAGCCATCGAGCCGAAACAGGCCGAGTATATGAAAAAGTCCTACGGCATGGATTTGATTACCCCTACCGACCGTTACGGTGAGGATTACTTCAACAAGACTTGGGGTGATTTCTTCCCCGAAAATCCTCACTTCGGCGGTATGTGGGACTACCTCGGAGTGGACGAGGAGGGCAAGGTCGATACCGTCCTCGAAATGAAAACCACCAAGCGCATTGAGGATTGGCAGAATAACGCTCCCGAATACTACGCTCTACAGGCGGCTCTCTACGCATACTTGCTTGGAGTGGATAATGTTATCATGGTCGCTTCCTTCCTTGACGAGAAGGACTACGCAGACCCCTCCAAGTATGTTCCCAACATCAAGAATACCATTACGGTGGAGTTTAAGGTGTCTGAGCGTTACCCGGATTTTGCGAGAATGATAGCCGAGGTAGAGTCTTGGTGGGGCGAGTATGTGGCTGGCGGTATTTCCCCGGTCTATGACGAGAAGAAGGACGCTGAGATTTTGGCGGCTCTGCGTACTCACAATCTCACCCCCGACACCGACATCAACGCTCTCATTAAGGAAGCGGAAGGACTCAAGGTAGAGGTGGACAAAGCCACTTCCGCAATCGCTGATAAGGAGAAGCGTCTGAAAGAGGTCAACGACATCATCAAGGAGCACGCTATGAAGCAGTTCCGGGACGGTGACAAAAAGGTGGAGATCAAGGGGTCTGCCTACACATGGACGGTCTCTCGCTCCGAAACCACTACAATAGACAAAAAGGCACTGGAAGCTGACGGTCTGCTTGAGAAGTACCAGAAGAAATCTGAGCAGTACCGCATGACTGTGAAATAAGGAGGATTTTCACCATGAAATTTCAGAAATTTGTAAAGGCTCTTGGTTCTGACGGTATCGTCTACAATCGCAAGAACGGCGAACGCTGGCTCGCTTCCGACAAGGTATTTATGAAAATCCCGGAGGATATTCGTAGCGTCACCTGCACCGAGGTTGCCGATATGCCCGAATTTGTAGAGAACATCATCAATTACGACAGCTTCACCGACCCCTGTGACCTCCACAAGGCTGTCATGCCGTATGCCGATGGCGTTATCAAGGATTGCGTTCGTATCTACGCTACGGAGGGCGCACAGAACAAGGTCGCAATCGACAATAGTGCCTACGCCCTCATTGAGCGAAAAGACATCGTGGAAATGTTTGTCAAGTATAACGCCGAGGAGGAAACCAGCGAGGGCAAGGCTCTGGTCATCAAGCGTCCTGCGAAGTTCTCCTCTGCTGAGGACGAGGAAGTACTTGGTCTGATTTTCCCGACCGATTACGAGGAATAAGGAGGACGCTATGTATATTGACCCTTTCGTTGCCGGTGTAATCACCACTATTCTGGTGGAATTGGTGTTGATTGTCGGCTACGCCATGTATGTGAGTTCTAAGAAGAAATAAGGAGGATAAAGACAATGGCAAGCAAAACCAAAGCTCAGTTGGAGCAGGAAATTAAAAACAGCCGTGAGCAGATCGAGTGTCTGAAATTAGAGCTGGAAAAGGCAAACCGTGTTGAAACGAAGAACGATGCCGCACAAGAGCTTTATGAGATGTATGAAGCCTATACAAAAGCCGGTTTCACTGAGGAACAGGCTTGGGAGCTTATGAAAATCATTGTGAACAATGGCACGACAAAGCGTGGCCTGTTTTAAGGAGGATAAAGACAATGGCAAGAATCCCTATGACAAGCGGGTTTACTCTCATTCCCGAAGGAACCTATGTGTTCCGAGTATATGGTGCGACCTATGACGAGGAGTTTGGCAAGATCGAGGTAAAGCTGGTGAACGCCGCTGGTATGACCCACACCGAGCGTTTTTCCATCAAAGACAAGAATGACGAGCTGAATGAAAAGGCTCTGAACGCTTTCTCCTACTTTGCCAAAACGGTAATGGGTGATTACACTTTGGAGGACATTGACCCCTCTGAGCTTATCGACCACTTCATCTGCGCCGAGGTCGTTCACACTAAGCTCCCGTCCAACAAAGACCCCAACAAGATGGTTACTTTCGCCAATTTTGGTGACAAGTCCCCGGCAGAATACTTCGACACTGAGCCTGTCGCTCGTGCTCTGACGCTTGGCAAAGAGGGGGCTACTGCTCCTGCTACCCCTAAAGCCACTGCCGCTCCTACCCCCTCTCCCACTCCTGCGGCGCAACCCGCAAAGGGGCTTGACCTTGACGCACTGCTCGGCGGTCTGTAAGCGTGGGCATAAAGTGTTGCAAAGATTGTATAGCACCTAAACGCCATGCGGGTTGTCATGCCACTTGCGCCGAATACCTCTCCGAGAAGAAAGCACACGATGAACTCAGGGAGAAAGAGCGCAAGTGGCGTGAAGCCGCAAATAGTTTGTATGCGCAAAGGTCAAAAGGTGTTCAGAGGGCTTTGCGGAGCAGGAGGAAATGAAATGGAGATTGCTAAGGACGATAAAGGGAAAGCCAAGCTGTCCCTTGTCCCTGTTCAAATTATCCGTGATATTGCGGTTGTCCGGGAGTATGGAACGGAAAAATACCATGACCCGGATAATTGGAGGAAAGTCGAACTGCAACGGTATGTAGACGCTTTTTACCGCCACTGGCTTTCCTTCATTGAAGATCACCGCTCAAAGGACGCTGAGAGCGGTATCGAACATTACAAGCACATGGCCTGTAATATGGCGTTTATCTGTGAACTGATGAAGGAGGGAGACCAATGACAGAACGGGAAAGATTGCAGTTATTTGAAGCCGCTGGTTTTGACAAGATTATCTCTCAGGACTTCAAAACCTATCTGCTGGCGAATGGGTTCTTTCGCTCCCCGGCAAGCACAAAATACCATGGAGCCTACGAGGGAGGGCTGTTCGACCATTCTCTGATGGTGATGAACTCTCTGGTAGACCTGTCTGCGAAGAATGGTCTGAAATGGCAGAGAGCCGAAAGCCCCTTCATCGTAGGTATGTTCCATGACCTGTGTAAAATCGACCAGTACCGCCACCCGGTTAAAGAAACCATTGCAGATTGGTATGGGGAGTGTCCTGTCTATGACGAACAGGCGTGGGAATACAACCCCGACACTGCTATCAAAGGACATGGTGACAAGTCGGTCATTCTTCTCTCTCAGTACATGACGCTGACCGAGGAGGAAGTCATGTGCGTTCTTTATCACATGGGTGCTTTCACCGACCGGGAACATTGGCGTGAGTTCACCAACACTGTACAGAGATTCCCGAATGTGCTCTGGACGCACCATGCGGATATGATCGCTTCCCATGTGGTAGGTGTCTGATATGCCGGTTTTCAAAAGAAACAGGGGTCACATCTTCGGAGTACAGTTCAGCGCAAAGGAACAGAAAGCCATAGACGCTGAAATTCTTCGCCAATGCGCCGAGTTCGATAAAAAGAATGAGCATGAAATGGACGCTCTGATTTTATGGCTACTCCATGAAAAGTTCGGTTTTGGGAAGAAACGCTTACGGGCTTTTTATGACAGCTTTTCCACCGAACTGGACGCTCTTGTGAAACGGTATGAAATGGGTGACGAGGACAAAGCGTGGCTGTGCGCTTACAAATTAAAACAATACGGTATTGACATTGCCGAATGGAATGAGGAGGTCAGAGAATGAACTACAGGCTGAAAAATACGAACGGAAAGGTGACTTTCCTGCTTCGCACTGGAAAAGACTTGGTGAAAAACCAGATGGCGATTGCGTCTGCCCAGCACATCATCAACCATGGGAAGCTGATGAAATCGGATGTCAGCGGCTACCCCATCAACATCGACAACAAATGGTACTTTGAGGGCGAGGTTTCCAAGAGGACAGCTCCCCGCAAAGCGGAGGGTGAAGAATGAGGACATACTATTCTGACTATATCCAGCACTGCATGAGATTCTATGCCAGACACCCCAACCCGAAGTTTCGTTCTGACGCTGATAAGCAGAACTGGTATGCCTGTGAACACGCTCTAAAGGGTTTCACTGACGCTGACAGGGACATTCTGCTGTTTATTTACCGGGAGGGTGATACCATTCCCGATAATGTTTACAGGGTGTCTGTGCAGAAAAACATCAAGCAGGACAAGATTTGGGCTTTGGTAAACGAGTTGGAGCACAAAATTGCAAAAAGGAGGAGCCTGATTTGACACGATACGAGAACATACCCGAAGAATTGAAAAGGTTGAATCAATGGGTCTGTACTCGCAGTGACAGCAAGGTTCCGATGAAAGCATTTGAGCGAGAAGCCGCTTCCTCCACCAATCCAGAAACATGGTCTTCCTTCGACACGGCTCTCAAGGCTGTGTCGGAGGGACACTATGATTACTGTGGGTTCGTCTTCAACGACAATGGCTATGTGGGGATTGACATAGACGATGGCTACGATCAAGACGGTTTCCTGTCCCCGCTGGCGGCTGAAATTATAGGGTTGTGTGAGAGCTACACCGAGAAGTCCAAGAGCGGCAGGGGCTTTCACATTCTACTTAAAGGGACACTCCCTTTTAAGGGAAAAAACAACCTCGCAGGAGTGGAGATTTACAAGGCGGCTCGGTACTTCATCATGACTGGCGATACACTCTTATACGACACTATTGAAGAAGACCAAGGTGCGATTGACTATGTGGTAGAGAAGTTCTTTCCCGAAACCAGAGAGGAAAAAGACGGGGAGCGGTACGGAGGTCGGATTTATTCACCGATATGGGCATGGCCTGAGAACAACCGAATCAAACTTCGTCCCGTTTATCCCCGGATTCCAGACGGGAGCAGAAATATCTGTCTGACCTCGCTGGCGGGTATGTTACACAATCAGGGTTATAGCAAGCAACAGATTTACGATGAACTTCTGTATGCGAACATGGTAGCCTGTGACCCACCCCTTGACCGAAATGAGATTAGAACTATCTGCAACAGTGTCACCAGATACAAAAGATAGGATATAACACGAAAAAGATAAAAATTATTCTCGCAAGGGTTGACAATCAATCTTTTTCGTGTTATTATCTAATCATAAAAGGCCAATATATTGTCTTAATTAGATTTGGAGGTAATTTTATGGTTCAAGAATATTGCCGGGGAGACATTTTCTTCATCACAGAAGGTACATACACTGGCTCGGAGCAGAGCGGCGGCAGACCCGGTGTTATCGTCTCGAACGATCTCGGCAACAAGCACTCGCCCAATGTAGAGGTTGTATTCCTCACCTCACGAGAAAAGAAGCCCATGCCGACCCATGTGGAGGTGCTGTGCAAAGTTCCGTCTACTGCCCTCTGTGAGAACATTCAGACGGTCTCAAAAGAGCGGCTGGACACTTTCATCCGTTCCTGCACGACCGAGGAAATGAAGCAGATTGACTCCGCTCTGCTGTACTCGCTCGGTATCCGTTCTGCCAGCGTGGAGGAAGCTCCACAACAGGCGGCGAACACTCCCGACCCGAAAGCTGACATCCAGTGCCGAGAGGAAATCGAGAGAGACCTGTACAAGAATCTGTACGAACAGCTCTTGGAGCGAGTAATGAATAAATAAGGAGGTTCACCATGTTGGTCACACTCATTCAGGCAACGCCTGACCCCATCAACACCATTGCGGCAATCGCAAGTATCTGCTATGACAGCGACCCCAAGAACCCGCTTGGGCTGGTGAAGCACCTGTACCGCAACGGACACCATAGCGTGTTCGAGCATATCTACTTCACCTTCAAAATCGAGGGTATCTCCCGTGCCTGTTCTCATCAGCTCGTGCGACATAGGCACTGTAGCTTCACTCAGCGCAGTCAGCGGTATTGCTCCGAAGACGGGTTTGGGTTTGTGACTCCTCCGAGCATTGAGAAGGACGAGGAGCTTGACCACTACAAGGATTATATGACTACGTTTGTTGCCCCCAATTATAAAGAGCTACAAACAATGGGTGTTCCAAACGAGGACGCTCGTTACATCCTCCCCAACGCCTGTGAAACCGAGCTGTACCTGTCCTGCAACCTGAGAGAGCTTATCCATATCGCCAACGAGCGGCTTTGCCGCAGAGCGCAGTGGGAAATCCGGGAGCTGGTGGAGAAGATGGTCTCTCTTGTAGACCCGGAGCTTCACTTTATGCTCGTTCCCAAGTGCAAGAGCGGCAGGATTATTTGCCATGAGAATTGTGGAGGTGCTGACAATGATTAACACCAAAGGAGAATGGATTTACACCAACGCTGAGATTGCCTATGAGCTTGGGCTGTCTCCGGCTACCGTCAACGCCATTGGCAAAAAGCTCTACGGCAACAAAATCCCTCATTGGACTGCCCTTGAAGTTCGCAGGATTATCCAGTACATCAAGTCCATTTCCGTTGAGGAGGACGAAAAACGGCTACAGGTGCTTCGGGACATTGTTGCCGAAACAGGTTATGTGAAGCAGGACGATGAGGAAGTAAGAAAGAACGTGGGGAGGGATTTACACAATGTCTGAATATGAGAAAGACAAGCTATACTGCCCCCTCTTTGTGATGTCTCCTGCTTTCGAGACAATGAAGGGCTGTGAGTGCCGCAAGGAAATGTGTGCTTGGTGGGTAGAAGATAAACAGAAATGCGCAATCGCAGTAGGAGGTGAACGCAACCGTGGCAAGTGATAGAGAGCTGTTCGAGCTTCGTAATGGTCGAGTCATTATGGACGAAGACCTGTCCGAGAAGATGTACACCATCAAGTCCTACCACCCTGAGAAAGCTGACGAGTACAGCTCCGGGTTCGAGTGGTCGGAAATGGGCATGGCGAACCTGTTTGGGATTCTCTACAACCGGGAAGCTCGTTACTGCACCGAGCATAAGAGCTGGTACACCTACTTCGAGGGTGCATGGCGCAAAGACGAGGGCGCAATCCTCGTCTCGGAGAAAATCAAAGACTTCGTGCGGTTGATGATTCTCTACTGCGGGGAAATCGTGGACGATGAAACCCGCAAGTCCTACACCTCCTTCGTGAACAAGATGGGTGACAGACGCATGAGAGACCGAATCCTCAAGGACGCAACCGGCGAACTGCGTATCTCTGCGACTGACTTTGACGCTGACCCCTATCTCATAAACTGCCTGAACGGAACCTACTCTCTGCGGGACTTCTCTTTCCGGGAAGCCAAGTGGGACGATTTTCTCACCATGCAGACCAATTTCCGTCACACCGTCCGCAGGGACATTCGCTGTGAGCGGTGGGAGCAGTTCATTGACGAGGTCACTCAGAACGACAAGGACAAGGCCGATTTCCTGCAACGCTCCCTCGGCTATTCCATCCTCGGCATGAGCAACGAGGAGTGCATGTTCATTCTGCACGGCAAGACCACCCGCAACGGCAAGTCTACACTCCTCAACACGATTGAGACCATGCTCGGTGACTACGCCAAGGTTGCCCCTGTCGGTATGATTTGCCGGGGAGACCGGCAGAAGGACGCAGAAGCGGCTTCCCCTACCCTTGCTGGTCTAAAGGGAAAACGCTTCGTAACTATGAGCGAGTCCAACGAGTACGGCAAGCTGGACGAGGAGAAAATCAAGCAGTTCACGGGTGGCGAGGAAATCTCAGCCCGTGCGCTGTACCAGTCTGCAATCACCTTCAAGCCGCAGTTCACCCTCTGGCTGTCCTGTAATGACCTCCCGATGGTGACGGACAAGAGCTTGTTCGCTTCCGAGCGTATCAAGGTGATTGAGTTCAACCGGCATTTCTCTCCCGCCGAGCAGGACACTCACCTCAAGGACGAGCTGACCTCTCAGGAAGCCATGAGCGGCATTTTCATGTGGCTGGTGCGTGGGTATATCAAGTACAAGGAACACGGTCTCGCCATGTCTGAGTCCTTGAGGTCTGTCGTGACGAAGTACGAGCGAGAGAATGACCTTGTGCTTCAATTCCTCGAAAACCGCTGTGTGCGAGTCCCGGAGGACGAGAACAACCCCTTCGGTGAGAAGGGCAAGCGCACCAACATCAAGGCGAAAGACCTCTACCAAGCGTTCAAGATGTGGGCGAAGTCCGAGGGAGCCTATGTGCTGTCGGCGAGGAAGTTCAATTCCGAAATGGAACGACACCCGGAATGGTTCGACAGAAAATCGACTTCCAGCGGTTTCATGATCTATTGGGGACTCAAACTCAAGGAGGTAGTGTGATGAAGGATTATATAATTTACGAGACTATCACAAAGGAATTGCTCGACACTATTCGTGTGGGTGATCTCATTATCACCAACGATTCCAAAGCCCCCTTGCGTGTGTACGGTGTCTCACCCAACTACTTTGTGATGGCGAGACGTGCTTTCGGGCAATGGTTATACTCTGTGTGCGAGAAGAAGCCGTGGAGCGGTATTCGCTACAACTCTATGCGTGGCGGTATGTTCCATATCGGTACAGACAATTATGTCTTCGGCAACCCGGAAGGGTACGATTTCACGAATCCTACAGTGGTAAAAAACTATCTCGATGGTTTTGAAAACGGCGAAATCGAATTATCCATGAGACGCAGTGTCCCCCTTGCTCGCATGGCAGTAAAACGCTCCGAGGAGACAACTCAACATGGCTCGTAATCGCTACCCCGGTTACTGCTATTGTTGCGGTGCATTCGTTCCAGCCGGGTTCGGACACTTTGAGCGCAGATGGGGGAAGCCGGGTAATAAATGGCAGATCAAATGCGTGAAGTGTGCGTCCGGCAGAACGGTAAAAGAAACGGACAAAGAAGTTCAGCGAGTAAGGAGGAAAAACAATGGCACGAGCAAAGAAATGTGACAGGTGTGGTAAGCTTTATGAGCATTACGATGGTAACAAGGAGTTCAAGAATACAGAGAAAGCAAATGCTTTGTTTCTGATTGACCGTGATTTGGATAACAAATACTGGTCTCGTAAGAGCTTTGACTTCTGCCCCGACTGTATGAAGAAGCTGGAAGAATTTCTTAATGGCGGCACTGTTCCGACAGTCGGTGACTTCAAGGTTGATTTTCCTCCCAAAGCACATTTCGGTACAGTTAAGATTGGCAACGAGACTTTCAGAGCTTACATCGGAAACTATTCAAAGCATACGCTCTATGCTCCCGAAGGAACAACTAAGAAACGTAAGCTTTCAATTATCGAAGTGTGAAAGGATAAAAACAATAAGTGACATCAAAATTTTCACTGATAACATTGAGCATGAAGCTATGAATCAGATTTACACCCTTATCAAGCAACCAGCTTTTGCGGACTGCAAGGTTCGTATCATGCCGGACGTACACGCTGGTGCTGGCTGTGTCATTGGGTTCACCGCAGACCTCGGAGACAAGGTTATTCCGAACATAGTCGGTGTTGACATCGGCTGTGGTATGCTGACCGTAGAGCTTGGAGACATCGACTTTGCTGTGCTGGACGATATTGTTCGAGAGAACATTCCGAGCGGACGCAATGTCCACGAAGGTAGATACGTTCAGTTCGACAGAATTAAAGACCTTCGTTGTTTCTGTGAACTGAAAGATACAAAGCGTCTTGAGCGTAGCATTGGAACTCTCGGCGGCGGAAATCACTTTATCGAGGTTGATGTTGACCCGGAGAATGGCAAGAAATATCTTATCATTCATACTGGTAGCAGAAACCTTGGAAAACAGGTGGCGGAATACTATCAGCACCTTGCAGTCGAAATCATGCAGGGCAAGGACGAACTCTATGCAATGCAAGAACTCTTAGGACTGTTCGCAGACGTGAACCCGAATGAGATTGCGGCGCACATTGCCGATGGAACTTTGGCTGAATGGTGTGAACAATGGAGACAGGTTGCGACTGTGGCGGCAGAAAACCTTAGATTATCCGAAAAGGATTGAAAAATAATCCTAAACGACATTTGGAAAATAACACGAAAAAGATTGAAAAATTATCTTTTTTAGTGTGAGGACATGAAGTAGTAAAAGTAGTTCAAATCTTGATTTTGCGTAAAAGTCCTCTATAAGGGGGTCTATATAGTAAAAGTTTACGCAAAAACCGATTTTTAACTACTTCAACTACGCAATAAGAATAATAAGAAAGAGGACTCTTTCGGCTCGAAAAGAGGACTCTCAGAGGAGGTAGAACGACTATGGCGGTGAAGAAAAACACCGGTGGAACTAAGAGAAACAACCCGACCGGGATTGGTTTACCTGCAAGCAAAAGTTCACTCACGCTCGAAGATGGTGACAATGCAAAGTTTACCAGTATGAATCTGCATTTTATGAATCTCCCGAAGATCGACCTGCATGACGAAAAAGCTGTACAGGATAGGCTCAATGAGTATTTCGACTTTATGATACAGAACGATATGAAACCCTCTGTATCTGGTATGGCTATGGCATTGGGACTTGACCGAAGAAGACTGTGGGAGATCAAGACTGGTAATACACAAGGTAGCGGAGCATTGGGAGGGCTGTCCTCGTTGCCGCAGGAGGTAACGGACTTAGTAAAAAAAGCATACCAACTTTTGGAGTGTTTGTGGGAGGACTATATGCTCAACGGCAAAATCAACCCCATGGCGGGTGTCTTCCTTGGTGTCAACAACTATGGCTATCAGGATGTCAAGAAAGTCGATGTTGCTCCTGTCTTGCCAACCAACAAGGACAACGACTATGACGCAGACGCAATCCGGGGGCGGTATCTTATCGACTCTAACGACTCCGACTCTGAAAACGACTAACGACTTTCGACTATCGACTATAAAATCGCCGCTTGTGATCGCTGACTTTTGCCAGTGAGAAAAGCGGCGATTTTTCTGTCAGTTTTACTTTTTGACACTAACGCTTTATAGCGTTAAAGCAAAACGGGCGGGGTGCCTGTCCCGGTGAAGGTGGTACCGGGTTTTTCGTTTGTTAAGTAAACGCTTAATGGTGTGTATAACTTTCTCTATATAGCCCCTATATAGTAAAAGTTTCCGCAACCATTAAGTAAACAATTAACGATATTATATTAGTTCGTTTAGTTGTCACTAAATGAACATTGAAAGCTTTCAAGAAAAAACTTGATTTTTTATCAAGAAAACGCTTGACATTCAAGAAAACGCTTGATATAATTAAATCATCAAGAAAACGCTTGATGAAATATAGGAGGTTTTCAAAATGACAAAACAAGAATCAATCAAATATGCAGTAGAGTGCAAGAAAGCAAAGAAAGCCGGTTTACCCAAACCAGAACGCCCGGACGCTTCAAGCCTTGCCATGGTAGAAGCCGCCACAAAACTGAGCAAACGCAATTTGAAAACAACGGAACACCGCTTGAAAGTCATTATCGATCAATCAATGTACATTATGGATTTTTTCGACACCGTTGTAAAAGACAACCCGGAAATGACAGTGTATCAACGGATACAAGACGCTATTTGCAATAGTTTATATGAATTAAGCGAAACAATTAAATACATTTAAAGGAGGTTTTCGAAATGAGAAAATACGAATTGATTCCCACGGACGGGAGAAAAAGCTTTTACGGAAAAGCGGTTGTGATCGTAGAGGACAACGGCACCGAAACGCTATACAGCTACGGAACGCCCATTATTAAAAGGCTTGTTTCCGGGGAATTAGTCAAGCTGTGGAGCGATTGGACAGCAACGACAGGCCGACACATTAAAGCGTTTTGCGGATTGAGCAAAGCGGAATATATGAGCTTGTAAGAGGAGGTAAAAGAAATGTATATCAGCAGAGAAAACGAAAAATTATACTTGCGTCCGCTTGATTTCAATGTGTGTTGTATTATGACACAATTAGCGGAGATCGTAAAAAACAACGGCGGCAAAGTAAAGCCCATTAGAAACGCCCTTGTGTGTGATAGGAATTTAGAAAATTCTGAATTTGTGCAAGTGACCCACACAACATATATTACTTTTGTTTGTGATGAAATCGCCTACTATTTCCAAGTTGATCAAAACCCGTTTTTCCCGTTCTACTACACCAAGACGCCCGTTAGAAATGGGAAATTTTCAAAAGACGCTTGTCTTGATGAATTTACTAAAAAATGGCTATTTGATTGCCTTTTTAGATCAGAAGTACCAGACGCAATTATTAAACAGGCGGCGCAGATTATTTTTGAAGAGCTTATAAAAGCACGATTTTCTATAATTCGCCGGGATAGTCACCGGGAAAAAGTCGCTAATACATTTTCCCCCGGTTGGCATTGGGAAACGGTGCAAGCACCCGAACGAATGGAAAAAGTAGATTTTTAAGGGGGTGCAATAAATGAGGGCTTACACCTTTACTGAAAACGGCTACACATTCAAGCGGATAAACAAGAAACAGGCAAGGCAGGCATATAGCAACGGTTTAACGGTTCGCTTTTGTCCTTGCAATTTGCGCCCCGGTTCCCCGTTTCGGCTTGATATGGATATAAACAAAATCAATCAGAATTGCGCCGGGGAAACATTCGATAGCATTGTAAATGCTTTTGAGCAATATAACTGCCGGGACAGTGAAACGGGAAAATATACCGCCTTTTATATACCGGTTGAGACGGTGGACAGGTTCACCGGGGAAACGCCCACGGCGGGAACATTGGGAACGGTGGAGCAATACGCATATAGCTATATGGAGGGTTAAAAAATGGGTGCAGTGAATTACTTTACAAGCGATTATATAACAATGGGCTTGCGTCCTTATGATTCGTTGGAGCTTGAAAACGATTTGGAGTTTATGGAGGAAATGCAAACGCAAGTAAACGAGTACGGCGGCACGATTGAAAACGCCATAGCGGAATACATAGAAGATTACTATAACTGCGATTATGAGAACATCAAAACAGAATTAGGCAAGCACAATTTCCATTACTACCACATTACCATAAAGCCGGGATATTATGAGGGCTTTACACTGGATATTGAAAATAATTTCCCGGTTGCGCTGGACAGTTGGGAGGATCGCCGGGACGCAAACAAGGAAATAACAGAAATAAAGCAATTTTTAATTGCCTGTGCCGGTTTGGGTTTGGTTGAGTGTTCGCCGGGTTGGTGTACAGGCTATAGCGATTACAACGGCACAATTAAGGCAATCAAAGCGGCAGTAAAGGAAATGCGGGACGAAATGCGCACTATTCCCACATGGGCGCAATATAACCGGGCCTGCTAAAAATGGAGGGTTTGACAATGACAAATTACAATCAGATTGCAACAGACAATCTAAACGCACTTATGAAAGAAATTGCAGAATATACCCGGATGGCTGAGGAGATCGGCGCAACGCTTGACGGGTTGACAGACAAACTAAAAAAGCACATGGAGGAAAACGGGCTTGAAAGTATCGCCGGGAATGAACACAAGGCCAGTTATAAAGCCGTGACAAGTTCCCGAATTGATACAACGGCATTAAAGCGGGATATGCCCGATATCGCCGCAACATATACCAAAACGACAAACACACGGCGTTTCTTGTTTGTGTAAAGGGGGTTTGAAAATGATTCACGCAAGGAAAAGCACACGGGGCGCAAAATGGTATTTAATGCCCCCCGCCGATATTCCCGCATTTATAGCTTTTATCTCAAGGGCACAAACACAAGCGGGAGTTTTTGAAAATGTGACAGTAAAGCCCTATAAGGGTAAAAAGTACAATCCCGCTTTTCAATGGGTTGTTGTTGGTTAATAAATGGAGGGTTTGAAAATGTGGCTTGTGATCTTGCTTGTTTTCCCGTTTATGTTGTTGGCCGAGCTTTTGAAAATGAATAATTGATACATACACCCCGCCTATATTGGGCGGGGTTTTTCTATGCTCTATGCAAGCGGCTTGTATTGCCCTATATAGGGCTTTTTGTAATGGGGCATCTCTTTCCCTACTCCGCTATTATATGGGCTTGTGTTCTTGTATTATGGCATGTGATTATATAGAGGGCTTGCGCTGTCCTTCATTGCGGGCGGCTTGCTTTTGTTTGCTGTCATTTAAGTATATTCTATTGACAGCGGGACAGGCAAGCCCGGAGCCGTGGCAGGTTGCCCGGAGGGTATACCCCCGGAGGGGGACAGCGGCGCGGCGCAAGCCCGGTAGGGAGTGGCTTGAGTAGCCGAAAAATTGAAAAAGAAAATGCTTGACAAGCGTTTTCTTGTATGATAATATAGCCTTACAGGAGGTGTCAATCATGAAAGGTAGAGATATTGTGAAATCCATCATGGAACAAAAAAAAGTAACCAATGCTGATATGGCCGCAAGACTTCAAATTACACAGGCGGCATTATGGGACAGATTGAATACGAAAAAGACTAAGGATATACCTTCTTCCACATTGACAGAAATGCTAAGACAGTTAGACTACAAACTGATTGTTGTACCAAGAAACACTCGTTTGCCAGCAGATAGCTTTGAAATTGACTAATAAAATTAAGCAAACACTTAACGCTTGCGGTAACTTTTACCAAGAAGCATCTCTCTAAGGAAAGTTATACACATCGTTAAGTAAACAGTTTACGAGAAGGAGGTTTTGCTTATGACAGCTATTGATACTGTTCGTAGAATCATGGAAAATCACGATATATCACTCAGTGAATTAACCGAATACACAGACATGGGGACAAAACAAAACGTATGTCAGATTCTATCACGAAAAGATTTGAAAGTCGGCACTTTCGTAAAATTATTGGAAGTTATGGGGTTTCAGTTGGTTGCTCAGAGTACAGAAAGCTCAGAAGATTTTGTATTGGATTACGAGGATGTATAAGCAATGACATTTTCATTAGACCAAAGGCTCTATAATTTGAAGTTGAGCAAGAAGGATTTGCATGAGATTTGCGTCAACAAAGGATTAGAAATTTCATATAGCACAGTGTGCCGTGTAATAAATTACCCCGGTGAAGTTCTGTATCGGTACGAGAAAATAGTTACAGATGTAATCTCTGAACTTGAAGCAAAGCGAGGTATTACGGATATTGAGTTTTAGGAAGGTGTCAATATGATTTACGGCTACGCTCGTGTGTCCACCAAGGGACAAGCTCGTGATGGAAACAGTCTGGAAGCTCAAACCTCCATTCTTACCGAAGCCGGGGCAGAAAAGATATACTATGACTCTTACACTGGTACAACAACAGACCGCCCGGAGTTTGATAAACTAAAAGACATTCTTGCTCCGAGAGACAAGCTCCTTATTACGAAACTGGACAGGTTTGCTCGAACGGTAGCTCAAGGAAGTTCGCTTATTGAGTCGCTTATCGAAAAAGGCGTGACCGTTCATGTTCTCAATATTGGTATCATGGACAACACTCCTACCGGGAGACTCATACGAAACATCATGCTCAGTTTTGCAGAGTTTGAGCGTGACATGATTGTGGAACGTACACAGGAAGGAAAAGCTATTGCTCGTGAAAAAGGTGTTCGAGTTGACGGTAGACCCGAAAAGGACATACCACTCTCGCTCCTGCAAAATTTTCTGGAAAAACAAAAAGACGGTGAGCTTACTGTTAATCAATGTTGCTCAGAACTCGGAATTGGACGCACTACTTGGTATAAAAAGATTGCCTTATTATCCAATAAGTGTTACAATTAGTCGAAGTGAGGTGAAATTGAATGGTTAAGAACAATATAGAGCTTGATGTCAAGGTGAAATGTCTTGAGGTAGGACTGACCCAAGAACAGGTTGCAACTAAGGTTGGAACAACCGGACAGTATGTAAATCGAGTCATCAAGAAAAAAGATGGTTTTGTGAACAATACTCTCGTTAAAATCATGGAAGCCCTCGGATATGATATTGAACTGACTTATGTGAAAAGGGAGACCATTCAATGAAAGGTCAGCAAGAATTTTTAGCGGGATTGCTATTTGTAATCTTGTTGGTAGCGATTGTATTTGTAATCGGCTCGTATTGGCTGATTGTGTTAGGGTTAGCACTGATCGTACTACTGGTCAGTTTTATTGCTAAGAAAATTATGAATCAGAAAAGGAGAAAATAAGTATGAAAAAGCTGTTTGCTATTTTAATCACGGTTGTCATGTGTTTTGCGTTTGCTTCTTGTTCTTCTAATAATCAAGAAAGTTCAGAAAACACAGACTCTACTGAGGAACAAGTGTCCATTGTCGGACAGGTTGCGAGTACCGTTGGGGATGATGATTCGACACTTTCAATTCAAGTGCAAAACGAAGATGGCAGGTGGGTGATATATCATTGTGAAATGAAAGACGAATTTCTTGACGAAGCTAAGGAGTTCAAATTATCTGATGTGGCAAAAGTCAACGGATTTCTTCTGAACGAAATAGACTCCGAACAGGAAAATACAGCGATTATCGTTAATCTTTATGATTGTGAGATCGTAGAATAAGCGAAATTATACAATGGCGCATGATTGCGAGAGCTTTAGGCCCAAACAGTCATGCGCTTTTTCTATTTGGAGGTATTATGGAGAAATTACTACAAGCGATTTACAAAGTCGCACAAAAGAAACCCGACACCGGGGCATTTCAAGATATGCTTGATATATGCCGGGAAGCGAGCAAGACTGATGTTGCCCTCAGTCTGAAATACGGCAGATTGTTGTCTGAGGAATTGAGTCGTGTGATCCCTCGCACTGACGGAGAACTTATCACCAAACTGTACCAGCAACACAGAAACACATTGCACTTCCTCGCTCCCAACGATTTTGACAGTTATATTCAGTTCATGGAGTGGGAACGAGACCCGAAGAAGAAATTCTACGTCCCTCGCCGCCCTGTTCTTAAAACTGCGGTCAAAGGTCTACAGGATTTGGTAGACGATGTTTTTGACATTCTCGGTATCAGTATGCCCCCTGGTACAGGTAAAACTACTCTTGCCCTGTTCTATCTGACGTGGATCGGCGGTAAGTACTCGGACGAACCTACTTTGACTGGCAGTCACAGCAATGCGTTTATCCGGGGAGCTTATGACGAATGTCTGAGAATGATGGACAAAGACGGTGAGTATCTATGGCGAGAGGTTTTCCCTACGGTTTCGATCAGCAACACCAACGCAAAGGACTGTCGTATAGACATTGGCAATCGAAAGCGTTTTGAGACATTGGAGTTCACGTCTATCGGTACTGGTAACGCTGGTCTGTATCGTGCCGCCCGACTGCTTTACTGTGATGACCTTGTGTCCGGCATTGAGGTTGCCATGAGCAAGGAACGTCTCGACAAGCTGTGGGAAATCTACACCACTGACCTTCGTCAGCGTAAGATCGGAGACCACTGCAAGGAGCTTCATATCGCTACCCGTTGGTCAGTGCATGACGTGATTGGTCGGTTGGAGCGGGAGTATGCGGACAGCGACAGGGCGAAATTCATTGTTCTTCCGGCTCTGAATGAAAATGACGAGTCCAATTTCGATTATGCCTACGGTGTCGGTTTTTCGACCAAGGCTTATCACGAGCAGAGAGACATTATGGACGATGTGTCATGGAGAGCTTTGTATCAGAACGAACCGATTGAGCGTGAGGGCTTACTGTACTCGGAGGACGAGCTGAGACGGTATTATGAATTGCCCGATCAAGATCCGGACGCAATTATCGCAATCTGTGATACCAAGGACACAGGTAAGGACTACGGCTTTATGCCTGTAGCATATCTGTATGGGAGCGATTACTATATCGAGGACTGCGTGTGTACTAACGCTCTTGCTGAACTCACGGACGCTTGCTTGGCGGCAGTTCTGTTGAAAAACAAGGTGCAGTCTTGCCGCTTCGAGAGTAACAGTGCCGGAGGAAGAATTGCGGACAAGGTTCATAATGAAGTCATTGCTCGTGGTGGTATCACGCATATTACAAAGCGATTTACAACGAGCAACAAGGAGACTCGTATCGTGGTGAATGCTGAATGGGTAAAACAGCACTGCTTGTTCAAGGATAAATCTCGGTACGCTAAGAAGTCTCAGTATGGGGATATGATAAATATGCTCTGCTCTTACACCATGACAGGTAAGAACAAGCATGACGATGTACCCGATGGTATGGCTATGTTCGCTGAGTATGCTCAATCTCTAAGCGGACAAAAGGTGGAAGTGTTCAAAAGACCGTGGTAATTCACATTTTGCACAGACTTATCCACAATCAATTCCTAAAATAAGAATTAGAACTTGACAAACACGAATTATTGTGATACAATGGTAAGTGTAAAAGTGTAATAACACGAGTGGCGCATATTTGCGAGTAGGAAACCCCTACGAACAAGTATGCGCCATTTTATTTTTCAAGGAAGGAGGGTGACACATGGCGGAAGCTGAGATCATCGAGGGCGGTATGTTCGGACGCAAAGAGATTTTGACCTCCGTGGATAAGATCACGAAGGAAAATGTCGCAAGTGTTTTGAGCAAGGCTCTTATGGTTCACAACACTAATTCTGTTGCGATTGATTATCTCTATCGCTATATGCGAGGAGAACAGCCTATTCTCTCTCGCAAGAAAGATGTTCGCCCGGAAATTTGTAATAGAGTCGTGGAAAATCACGCAAGCGAGATCGTTCAATTCACTTCGGGTTATTTCCTCGGTGAACCTGTGACGTATGTCCGTAGAGGTGACAGCAATGCTTCCTCTGAGGAGATCAATGAACTGAATGACTTCATGTTCTATGAGGACAAAGCAAGCCACGACAAGGATATGGCAACATGGCTGGCGATTTGTGGTGTGGCATACCGAATGG